ATCTAATACAGAATGGATCAGGCATCCAATATGTTACCTGCCATTCTTGTTCAGGATTTAACTCAAGGTGCTTCTCTACACTATGAGAGAAAATACCAATCTGAATGTATCCATCGTGACTGACACATCTACCATTACCAATGTCAACTAGGAATAACATCTTACTACTCATAAGACTTCTTGCTCTGGATTAAGATTTTTCACGTATTGAACAGGATCCTTTTCTGTCTTATGTACCCAATGATAGCGCATCATCTCAAAAATAGGGTCCCACATTGGGATACAGACATAATCTTTCATGTATACCTCGATGCAAGTTCCTTCAGTTCCTTTGCAGTGAGTTTATTCAACTGCTCTGTGAAGTGATCTAGCAGCAGTTGTTTATATTGTTTTTTAGTCATGATATTCTTTAATCAAGCGTTCAACTTGCTTCTTGTCGCAACCGCAAGGAGCATTCCCCAAACATCTGCGTATTAACTCATTATCGCTTATAGAGGGTTTGATTGTAAATCCCCACTTATCAACTTCACCTTCTGTAGGTGCTTCAACGTAATCAAATTCACTTGGCATTAGTCACGTTGTCTCCAATCATCAGGTTTATCTTGCTGGAACCATTCTAGCATATCATCAGCAGATGTAAACCCCTTTTTGTGATTGGATGGATCGGGGTCTCCTAAACCCATCCTATTCAGAAAATCGTCGGTACTACCTTCCTCAATATCTTGTGCTGCTTGGCGTCTTGCCATTTTCAACATCTCATTAGCAGATGTATTTGCTTTAGCAATCTTTTGTGCCCAAATCATATCATCTAGTTTTACATCATCATTATTTGCGATACGTTTACAAATAAATTCTAGTCGTAATCTATATTGTGTAGATAGCATCAATAAACTCGTTCCACCACTGTTATTTAGAAAGACTTTTTTTACTATTTTTTACAGGCGATTTTTTTTCGGTATTTATGTATTCAATTCAAGAAAATTGTAATCGCTTTTACCGAAAGAGTACCAGCAATAGTAACATCAGTTACACCACCAAATATAAGTTTGTTAACACCAAGAGCAGAAAGAATATTAACACCGCTTGCCATCTTCACAGCAAACGATTGCTTTCCTGGTCCTAGTTTTAAGTCCCAACATGCACCTACAACAGGTGGTTTGTCGCCAATAGCAGGAACAACACCAAGAATCTCTTCAGTTTTTGTTCCTCCAGCAAAAACATAGTGACTGCCAGTGGTTAATAAACCAAAACCACCTGTAGTTGACTTAAGGTTGATGTTAGCGAGTGCCGAAAGGTTATAATGACCCGCCACACCAAGATAATAGTTGCCAAGAATAGAATGGTTAATAGTTCCAACACTATTAGTAGCTTCGACAGATCCAGGTTGTGTAGTATTATTTGTCTTCTCACCAGCACCATCAGTGTAGTCAGCACTACCAATAGTTTTGTTGTTGAATGACGTATTAAGATTGTAGTCACCCGTGAAGATGCTCATTTTACCGTTGCCGTCACCGACCTCGATATTAACCGCTTCCCCTGCTTTGAGTGTTAGAGTCTTAAGAGCATTGATTGTAATGTTATCACCTTTTAAGTCACAAGATTCTCCTTGTGCTTCAATAGCAACTTTACCCTCGGCATAAACAGAAACTGCAGGAGATTCTGTAGTAGATTCACCTCTTTTACTATCATCACTCTTTCTGGTACTATCTTTTGGACCTTTAGCTTGAATAGAGTATGCTCCTGATGTGTTGTGCATTTCTCCTGCACTACTGAATATCAGTTTACCGCCACAACCTGCATTAGGGGGAAGTCCTGTGGTGAACACCATATTACCGGTTTCATCAAAGAACAAAGCACTCTGACCGTTGGTAACAGTATATCCACCAGGAGTGTTGTCATCACCCTCCCAATCCATACAAGTCCAACCATTAGAAACCCAATGTACTGTTGGTTTTGCTAAACAAAATTGTTCTGTATCTGCAGTATCCTTTCTTTTTTTGGGTTCTGCAGCACCACCCTCGGCAGCAACACCAGCAGAACCAGCGGATGGTTTTTGTTTATCGGTGTTATTAGTTACGTTAGTAGACATTATGGGCAATCAATATATTTACCGGTTCCGATCTTAACGGATCCTCTTTCTGCGAGATCATCAGGATCAAGACATATCATGTTTGGTAGAGCAATTGCCCCACTTCCACCACCACCAATAATTTTTACTTTGGGTGTTTCAGTGTATTTTATAGTCCTGTCGAGAATTTGTACACTAATCATATATCCTCGCGAATCAATAATCGCTTGAGCAATTCCTTCCTCACCATTTATGTATACGGTCGGAGATTCGGTATATCTGATACCAGGAGCAATCAAAGTGAAGGAATCAATAATGCATTGAAGTCCATTAGATTCAGGAGTGTTTACTTTATATCCAAGTCCTTTTCTAGTAACTCTAATCTCTGATACGTATCCTCTAGTATCTAATAATGCGATAGCAGTTGCGCCAAAACCTTTTCCAGAACTGATAATAACTTTTGGTGCTTCTGAATAAGGATCACCAGTATCCTTAATAGGAATACTAACAATACTACCACTGCCGTCAGTAATAGGAGTATTTACCGTTGGTTTTGTTAACTCAACTCGGACTTCTTCTGTCGATGTACTATCATCAACAACAGCAGTTCCTACAATAGTTGCATCAGTGAACGCATCGTAACCTACTACTTTGAAGTATATTCTTTCATCAAATTCTTCTTCTATATCTTCAACAATACCAACTGTGACTTTAGCAGCATTATCTCTGATAACAAATGAACCAGATGTAGAATCTTGAACGAGATCATCTGGAGAAATGTCTCCATATAGAATATATTCTAACACCGTACCATCAGGGATATTTTCTGACGTGATAGTGTAAATAATATCTTCACCTTCATAATACAGTTCTTTATCTGATACTACAGTAAGAGTCTCCGTAGGTACTGTGTTTGGATTGTAGAATGGATTAATCAATCCATATGCATCATAAGTAATAGTAACTTTCGCAACAGCATCAGTATCTACGTCAGACGCATCAATAACAGTAAAGAACATATCTTGGTATTGAGATGTTAATACATCATCTGCAGCAAGTTGTACTGTTGCAACACCAATACCAAGAGGGATTTCTACTGGCACAAGATTGCCATCATCATCAACGACATCTTCAGTAACAGTTTCAATTTCGTTGATAACAAAATCTCCAGTTAAAGACTCACCAACAATATATTCAGGAACAATAGTATCGCCAGACAACCTATACTTAAGAATAGTACCAATTGGTACATTAGATGTTCTAATAGTATATGTGATAGTGTCACCTTCAGTAACAAGTGTTGGGTCAGCTACTACTGTGTAATATGGGGTGCCACCAGCATCTCTTGGAAGGTCAGGTTCAACATCATCACCAACTAGATTATTACCGTCATTATCATCAGGGAAAGTGCCTTCTGGCACTGGTATGGTCCCACCAGGGAAGAATTCCTCACCATCATCACCTCTAGGAAACTGCGGAATGATATTAGGATCATTTGCAGGATCGTCTGCTGTTGAAGGGAAGAAGTTTGGTGGAGTTGTTTGTCCTGGGAAATCATTTCCTGGTGGTTTAGAACCGCCGGTAGGAATCTCTGGAGGATCCCATGTAGGAATACCACCAACAAAAATAACTTTAGTTGGTTCTACATCGAGATAATCTAAAGATTCCGGACAATTCAAACGCTCTCCAGTATCACCCGCTTCAATTTGACCTATTAACTTATCAAGAAAATCTTCTTCTTCTTCATCAGTACCACAATCATTACATTCTTTAGTAGATTCAGCACACTTTGAACTCGGTCCACTACAGTTGATGCCAAGGAAAGACATTACCTTTTGGATTGCTGATGATACTAGGTCAACAGAACCACCAATAAGAGATAAAATTTGTTGTATAGGTCCCAGAACTTGTGCTATCAATCCATCAATTAATGACAGGATTTGATTGAGAATACCATCAATCAAATTCTTGATAGCACATGCTGCTGGAGAGAAAATCTCCATAATAAAATCAAACAGCAAGTCAGTCAAGAACTTCACTAACTTGTCAATGAGATCTTCAACAGCACAACCCAATGCTTGCAAGATTTTGTCGAGTACTTTCTTGATTCTTTTTAAGATATTACCTTCAGGTTTAACTTCATCAAAATCTTTTTTTGGATCTACAGGTACTTTTTCTTTCTGCTCTTTTGGTACATTAAGACCCAGTGCTGCTTTAACTAAAAATTCAATACCTTGACGAATATTTCTAATAATTTCTGACTGAATCCTGCCGACAAGACTTCTTACAAGTCTAGTAACTCTACCAATATGATAACGAGCAATCTCTACTTTATCATATAAGAATCCATTGATTTTACTAACATAAAAACTTCCAATTTGACCACCAGCTGCCTGGTTTGCTGCCAACATATCACCCACGATGTTAGTCAGTTGCTTTCCGAAGTTACTCTCTGTACCACAAGTAGGGTTAGCAAGAGTAACACAAGTCTTCATTCCAATAGGGTTTGCTTCACTGTGCTTACCACGCAATGCAGCGATGATAGCGGGAGCACCATTCTCTGAAGCGGCACGACCAGCATCAGGTTCACCACCATCTGTATTACCACCAGTTTCTTCGTCTACACCACTTTGTCTGTCTTGTGAACGATGTGTCTGTGATTTAGTTTTCGGATCTGTATAGGTAGTTAATCCCTTACCTTCACCAGAGTCTTGTGGTTCGTCAACTTTTACTTCAGTCGCACCAGCAGTGTGACCAATCGATCCCATAATGATTGGTTTTTGCTTATCATTATCAAGGAAAAATCCCGTTACCCAGTTACCCGCACGTAGTTCTACGGTCGCACCCGTAACGCCACCGTCACTAAATGGTGTCGTAACCGGCATCATTACCTGCGCCCAAGGCAATTCCTTGGTAGGAGTAGCATCCTTTAGGTTATGTCCTATAATTCTAACACGATATCTTCCAGACTCTTTTGGATCATCAGTATTAGATGTTTCAACCTGACCAATCCACCAATGAAATCCATCTTCACCAACCTGGTGAGTCTGCATTAATGATGATAATACGGGATCCATATCAAACAGCAGTTACGTTATTATTTATTAGGCAGTTTCTGCCTTTGAATCTTCATCTCTTCGACCATAAGAATCACGAATCAAAGTGAGATGAGTATTACCTTTAATATTCTTGAAATCATAAGCGTGATTCAGTTTAGAAATCAGATACACGCCACTATGTTCTGGATCATATGGTTCTTCTTTTCTATCAGGTGTGGCAATCATATTAGGAATAAAAATCTCAACTGTTTGTCCTACCTTGAGTTCAGGATGTAATGGAATAGTAACTTTTGCTTCTTGATTATTAATACTATTCATCCGAGAAATAGACTGGGAAACATAACTCTTCTGCCAGTCAGGAAACTCGGCAGCATTACTACCACCATCTTTGTCTTCGGGAGATGCTATTTCTTTTTCATCAAACCAAGTCTCGTGATCAATCAATGCTGACATGATTCTTGTTGGTTTAGATGCTAAATCGGATTGACCTTTCAACATCCCAGATTGAGAACCAAGATGACTCTGGTCTTTAAATGAATCTTTTAATGAAAATGCAAACTCTTCATAAGAACCTGTGCTGTAGTTATAGAAACACACCACAGAAGAAAATGTTCCCATTCTCAACTTGGTGAGCATATCAATCTCTTGTTTAAAATCAATAGATAAAATCTTATTTAATTTAGATTGTCCAAGTTCATCATTCTCTTGATAGAGTTGTATAACTGGAGGATTTTTCTCAAGAGAGTTTAATCTATCAATAGAGTTAAAATTATACCCATCATAGTTCTCATAGAATAAGTATCCGGCGCTGCCACTCATCTTACCATATGAACCAGAGTCGATGTCAGCAACACCACCTTGTCCATCCGTTCCACCACCAGCACCACCACCGCTTGATGCAGTACTACTATTATTTGCATCTTGTGCTACCGTTTTTTGTAACAGTCCGTTGATGATTGAAAAAGGAGTCTTCTTTCCTGGATGAAATCTAACTTTAAATAGTGTCGGATCTGTCTTAATTTCTTTTTCGGTAGATAAGTTTTCTTTCAACAAACTACTAACAATAGCATCAGGTTTACCTGTCAATAGTTTAGGTAATCTGATTGTCTCATTAATCAATGCCTCTTTGGATATCATACCAAGTTTGTATACTTGTACTCTATCAGCACTGAATCTATCAAAGACTCGAAACACCTTAAAGTTATATACAATATCTTCTTCATCTTGTCCTTCAAGAACAATCTCAATATCTTCATACCCCTGAATAGGAAGACTTGCAATCAGGTTTCCACCAGAGTCAGAAATAACAGCAATAGCCTCAAGAGTAGGCATTGTGATATTCTCAAAGTAATAAAAGTTCTGCACCAAATCAGTGATGACTTTCTCATCACCACTGACAGAAGTAATAGTTACTTTCTTTGGTTTAAAACTAGAAGCGTATTGTAAATCTTCGTTTGCCATATTAATCTAATCCTACTGGTGATGGATACATAGTTCCTGATAATGCATTAGGTTCTCCCGGTCTAACAACAGTTTGTTCTGGTGTTGTAGGTTTATCAGTACCTGCGGTTCGTCCTGCTGCTTGCGGTGATACCACAGTAACTGCAGGTTCATTTGATGATGAACTAGTCTCTGGTTTCTGTAGTGCTGCTTGTGTCTGGGCAGGTTGTGCTGGTGAAGTAGGAGAACTAATTGCTGTTCGTGCTTTACCCGCTTTAATAAGAGATGCAACCACATCATCATTCTTTCCATCACTGGTGTCCACTAGCATAGAACCTATTCGACCACCATGCTTATATATGGCAAACCCATTTGTTGTTTTGTATGCTTCATACCGTAGATCTACCCCATTTTTCTTATGCGTAAAGTAAAACTTTTGGTCAGGTTTTAGTCCAAAGTTCTCGGTAATTTTTTGTGCAGAATCTGGTTGTGGTTTTTCTGTTGGTGTTGATGATGTATCGGCACCAGTGGTTGCTTCTGGAGTTGTCGTTGTTGTGGCGGGAGTTGTTGATGGGGTGTAATCTTTAGATGCAAAGTTTACTGCATTTTGCATTCTTGCTTCAAAACCAGCTTCTCCAGCTTCTTCTCCAGATCTTTCAAAGTTTTCTAGAAAACTTTTAGCTGCTCCTTTAGCAGTAGTTTCTTGTTTTAGTTTCTCCCAATCTCCTCTTTCACCAGCCTCCCACTTAAGTGCTTGGAGTTGTCCTTCTATACTATATGGATCAAGATTATGCTCCAACATCCATTTTTTCACTTTTGGCCAGCGGATCTTTTTATCCCACTGTGCGATACCAAAGTGGCCTTCAGTAGAATCTTCACCAGTTCCAGTATTATCAGCTCTTGGATTGAATGTAGACTCTTGCTGAAGATTTCCAGAAATACCAGCAGCTTGTTCTTTAGTTAAACCTTGCGATATAAAATAATTCATCGCTTTCTCGGAGTTTTCAGAACCAGTGAAGTTTGGGTCCGCAGTGAGATTTGTAGTGGTGGTATTGTTACTTCCTCCGTTACCGTTAATGCCTTTCAGCATGTCCACAAATTTACCAAAGAGTCCTTTTTTCTTACTTTTCTTCCTATCTCGATCTATACTATCAGAATCCCCATTACTACTCTTTTGTCCAGTTACTTTATTAGTAAGACTATTAGGCATCCCAAATACATCAGCAATAGGTCTTGCTACCTTGGCAATTTCTCCCGCAAAAGAATCACTCTCTGGTCCCAGTTGATTCATCAAGTTAGTGACGGATGATAGTACTGTACCACCAGCAACCATCATAGGTAGTGACATTGCATCCATTAATGGTTGTGCCAAAGCATCAGCACTACTACTAGATTTTGATGCCATACCAAGATTTAAATCAGTGAATCCTACCTTACTACCAAGGTTAGATGTTCCCTGCTCAAATGATTGCGTTTTAGGTGCCATAGCAGGAGATTTTATAGCCGGAGTTTCCGGTACAGGTCTCACCTTGCCATCCATCGCACTTGGTTCGCCTTGAGTATAGTTATTATCTAATGGAACAACCATCTCATCGCCATGTAACTTGGCAAGATAACCACTATCAGGACCAGAAACAATACCACCAGTCTCTGCTTCTGGCGGTTTGTTGGGGTCTTCAGCAGCAGGTTCTTGACTAGGTGCATTTGGTATATTATCTACATCTAAATCTGATTCTTCAGCTTCTTTTCCATCTAGGGCAATATCCAGACTACCAGCAGCATTTTTAACTGCTGCTCCGCCACTCATTTTTTGAGCACCTTGTTTATCATCAGTAGTTTTCTTTTGTAATGCTGTCTGTGCATTAATAGCAGCAGCAATAGCATCCAACTTTGCTTCAATAGTATCAGTTCTTTCGCTCAATTGAGCAATAACATCAGTCTTGATTGCCTGTACGTCACTGGCAATATTCTTTGTCTCGCCAAGTGTATTATTAATAGACTGTGCGGTCTGCTCAAGTGATGATGCAATGGCACTTACTGCAGTAAGAATATCTTCTCGTGATACTCTACTCTTACCAGTTCCTGATGCTGATGATGCTGTTTCTTCTGCTGTATCAGGTATCATCTCTTCAGATGATTCTACCTTTTCAGGAGCTCTCTTGGCACTTACAAATGCATAGTTATCAAACTGTTCTCGAAATCTTTCAACTTCAGACAGTTTCTTTATCTCTTTACCGTCAGAGTCTCTATTGTCTACAAAATTCCAGAACTGTGCCTTGGGATTCTTCAGCAGTTTGACACGATCAACCGTCTGTTGAATGTCTTGCTTCTTACCACTGATGTATGATCCACCGAACTTACTCTTCAGTGCTGCCTTGAAAAAGAATCCTTTTTCTACACCAAGTTCATCTAGACTATCATATCCTGCTTTCTTTGCTTTCTCTTCTGCTGCTTCTCTCTCTTGTCTGGCAAATTTACGCGCAGCAATAACCTTGGAGATCATTGCCCCCATGTGGTCCTTTCCTGGTTGAGAAGTGTCGTTAAAGCCTTCTGTTCCTGCTGCCATTAGTTATGCCTCTATGCCTTTATTTATTTTCATTTATATAGTTTTTGCATCAGCAAAGTTTTTGATGGAGATCCGTGATCCACTTTCGATACTGCAGGAGATCCACCATCTATAGGCATTGGCATTGATGCTTGCGGTGTAGTACTTACCACAACAACCTGCGGTTTCTTTTTATTCCCCGGATCCTCCTGCATAAGTGCTGCTGGACTACTAGATGCCTTTGGTGGTGTTATCTTTGGCTTTGGGGTAGGTTTATAATAATCCGCATTTAGTTCAGCTGCTGATTTCTCTTTTATCGGAGCAACTACTGGTGCCGGAGCATCAGGAGCATCAGGAGCATCAGGAGCAGGAGAAGAGGGAGCAGCAGATGCAACACTTGCTGTTATTTTACTACCGCCCTTTACTACACCGCCTTTCAAGATGAAGTTGTCCGGATTCATTAATCCAGTTACAGCTGCTGGTCCTGGGTTATAACCCGTCCCTAAATCCAAATGCATATGAGGACCAGTTGATAATCCAGTGCTTCCCACTTCTGCATATGCTTTTACAGACCCATCTGATTGCATACCAACCCGATCTCCTGCTTTAACCAAATTCTTGGAGTGGTGATTAGATTTAACATATCTACCATCGTCTAATTTGATAACAACGAAATTTCCATATCCACCATTATGTCCAGTAGAAGCTTCTACTACTGTTCCGGGAGCTACTAACGATAATGGAGTTCCTTGCGGCATCGAAACGTCTCTGCCAGTATGCCCAAATGCAGTTGCTCCAGATCCCAGATTATCTTGAACTTGAAATCCTCTACTACCAAATTCAGCCGCTGTTATTTTATTGGCACCAGTAACATTATATTCTGTCTCTGGTCTTCCATTGTTGGTATTAGTAGTGTTCTGATTTGTTCTGTTTTTACCACTAAAGAATTTAGTCAATGCTTTCTTCATTTTCTCGAATGCATTTTCTTTCTTTCCGGCAGATTTACCGTTAGTAGCAAATTCACCAATATCTTCAGTATCTTCAGTATCTTCTTCTGATTTTTTCTTTACATTTTTCATCGTGGTATCAATACCAGAAAATGCTCCACCAACATTTGTCTGTGCAAGTGTTGCAGGTACATCAAAGAACTTTGTCAATGCGTTAGCAGATTGCTTAAACATAGGAGCAACTAAAGATGCTGCTGGTCCTGCTTGTGTCAAGAAGTTGGCAGATGCTCCAATCAATGCCCCGCCGACAGGTGACAATACGTTACCTGCCATATCTTGATTCTTTGTACCAGATTCATACCGGTCTACAGGAATAATAGCTTCGGTGCCATGCATTACTGCTAGTCCAGGTTTAGTTAATCCACCAGTTTCTTTTTGCTGCGGGGTTTCTGCTTGCTCGGCTTCTCCTTCTTTAGGTTCAGATCCGCCCCCACCAGTGAGTGCATCATACAAGAATCCACCCACCATATCTCCAAGAAGACCACCAACAATGGTTCCTGCAAATGGAATGGGGATGAACGTACCTAAAAATCCACCGAGTGCGGCACCCACTGCTTTTGCTGCTGCTCTACCTACAGGTTCTCCTAACATCAATGAGACAGCAAAATCAATCAATCCACCAAAGATCGGGATGCGTTTTATAATAGGACGCATCAGTCCTAATGCTGCTTTTTTGACAAATGCTTGAGTTGCTTTGACAGCACCTGCTTGGGCTAATTTCTTACCTCCTATCTGTAATGCACTTCTAGTTACAATTCTTTGAGCACCACGTCTACCAGCATCAGCACTAATACCAAGTGCTTTTTTTGTTATGGATCGTACAAGTTTTTTAGGAGCAAATTTTCCTAACTTATTTTTAAAAAGTCTTACAATCGCTCGTATTTTTTTAGGAGCAAATTTTTTCCATAGTTTACCAAGAGCTTTCTTAATCCACCCAGTAATATAACCAGGTGATCCCATTTTTCTAGGATCAAAACCTTTTATATCTTTGGTTCCTGCAGCATCAAGAATATCGTCTTGTTCATCAATAGCAGCATCAGTTTCTGCATCATCAAGTTCTTTTTTCTTTAATGCGGTCTGTGCTTCAAATGCTTCTAGAATACCATCAAATCTATCATTAAGACCATCATGACTGGTCTCAATCTGATTAAGATTGCTTACAGTGGTCCCTAACGCAGCACCAATAAGAGCATTCTGCTTTTTCAGTTCATTATCAATACTACCAAGTTGTCCCTGGATTTTTTGTAATGATCCAACAAGTGTTGATAAAATCTTGGTGTTTGATATCCCAGTAGATTTCTTTTCCTTTTGATAATCTGTTCCTTGCTGTTGATTTACTGCATCGATAAATGATTGCGGTAAAATATCGGTAATGTCTGATATATCGCCAGTTTCTTCCGATACATCTGCTTCTTCTATTGCTTCGTCTACTACCTCAACTGCTTCTTCAATGTTCTCTTTTACTTCTTCTTCTGCCTCCTCAACAATCTCTTCTGCTTCTTCTTCTACTTCTTCTTCTTTTTCTACTTCTTCAGCAACACTTGTGTCAGTAAATCCTTCTGTACCAGCTGTTTTTAAATATCTCTCAACAATCCATTCTTGATATATTCTCTGATCTTCACCGCTGGTACTACCAGTCTCGAACATAGGATATCCATCGATATCCGTCTTCATATTCTTAATAATTATATCAGCATCTTTGTCAGAAAGTTTCGTCTCCAACATAGAAAAGTAACTGGTGCCACTATCATCCGTGCCACCAGTTAACTTCGCTTTTAATCTATCAAAGATGCGATCCTTCTGTCCACCACCAGGCACACCTTTCCTATACCATCTTACGATATCTTTTGGTGCTGGGGTTTTGAAAATCATCTACGAGCCTTTGCTTCCTCTGCTTTTTTCTTTTCCTCTTGAATATGTTGAATTAGAAGAGCAGTATAAACTTCTCTTTCCCACGGCATGAGGTGTTCAATCTCCGTCAAAGAGTATTTATGGTACTGCATCAAAGCAAAGTTAGTTTTGTAATAGCCCTCCAAACTATTCTGAAAGACCGCTATGCGAAAAAACTTTGTAATCCCTCAATTGTATATTCACATTCATTGCCAGTATTAGGATTCAATACCTTAAATGTGTGTAGTAATCTAGGCATAGTCTCGTAGAATTTTTGAATTTCTTCAAACTGTCTGCTAGTTAAACCCTCAACAAACTCACGAAACTCTTTCTTTGTGGTAGTTGTAGAATCATATACATCTTCACCATCAAAAATTTGATCAATATGTTCAGCAATAAAGTTGAAAATATGCTCTGGATCTAAATCTTTGTTGAGAAACTGCGATTCAATAAATCTATCCATACTTGGATAATTAAGCATAATCCCCATATCGTCTGTAAGCATAATCTTTCTATTATGCTCATCAACTTTCTTCACCTCAACCTCATCAATATTGATTGATGCTTTTGCTTGAGTTTCGTTATCATCAGTACAAGTTACCGTCATTTCGATAACTTCACCGACAGCAGCAGCACGAATCTTAAGGAATAGATACTCAAGATCAAATGAAGGTAGTTGATCCACCTTCACTCGGGATAAAATACATGCTCTCAATGTATTTTTTACAGCAGTAATTACTTCTTTTTCATTATTAGATTCTAATGCTAAAAGTAGTACTTTTTCTTCTTTAACAAGAAATGGTCTATATTTTACAGTTTTTCCGGTAGAAGGTAACGTAAGTTCATACGTAGGTACGCCAAGTTTAGGTAATGCCATTGATATGTGAGTTCAAATCGTATATTTATTTAGTTCGACTTTTTGAGTCAATTTTTGGTGGCGATTTTTTTTCGACTTTTTCGTAACTGAAAAGTCTATTTTGCCCTGCTATGTACAACAGTATGTTTTTGGTAGTAAAAGTTAGCAGTCACCTTGGTGATCTGCGAAGTACCATAGGACAACGGAATAGAATCAATAGAATATGGATAAATATTCTCCATAATATAGGATACTGCTGATCTCTCATTAGGAGCACCACGTCCTTTTTCAGTCTTGGTAACTCTCAAGTTACACATGTACTGTTCGGGATAGTTCAATCTAATCGGCCTATTAAATTCATTTGGCTTTGCTTTCTTCATATTAATCAATCCCGGATCAGATGATCTAGGACCATCTTGAGCAGAATCGTTTCCATTGAAAATAAAAGAGTGCCAGGTATTAAGAAATTTGAGTGGTATCATATTAGCATCACACATCCATGTAAGTGACAAATCACTATAAAATCTAGCATATGGGTAACTAATCTGACTTTCTCCCATAACTCTACCACTCAACTGTCCTACTGCTGCCTGTACATTAGGAAGTTGTGCTTCATCACAAAGCATCTGAATTAATCCCGACGTTTTGGTTTCATCGCCAGTTGCAACGGGACCAATAAATTCTCCAAGATTATTTGTTAATTGCGTCGAGAAACTATAGAACTCAACATCATAACCATTAGAGAAGGACATCCCTCCCTGTTTAGCAATATTCTGTAGGAAAGTATCTAATGACACGCTAAATAAAAACAGTTGGTCCATCTATATTTAGTATGGCATATTCAGGCATTTACAAGCCAACTAACCCACGGAAGTACAAAGGAAATCCAACCAGAATAATTTATCGCTCGCTATGGGAGCGTAAATTTATGTTCTTCTGTGATCATAATGGTAGCATCATTGAATGGGGCAGTGAGGAAATAATCATTCCTTATAAGTGTCCTACTGACGGAAGAGTACATAGATATTATCCAGACTTTTACATCAAAGTAAAAGATAGGAGTGGTAAATATCAAAAGTATATTATTGAAGTGAAACCTAAAAAGCAAACACAACCACCTAATGAAAAACCCAAACGCAAAACTGTCGCTTGGAAAAAAGAAGTCTTTACATTTATGAAGAACCGTGCCAAATGGGACGCCGCTGAAGACTTCTGTGAGGATAGACAGATGAAATTTTTAATCCTTACCGAAGATCATTTAGGAGTAGGAAGATCCAATGGCAAAAACAAAAAGTAAAGGGTTCGGAGGAACTTCTAATACATATAAAACTATCTTTGAAAAAGTTAGTGATGCAACGAACGGAGAAAAAAAATCTGTGTCATGGTATAGGGACAAGGTAAAGTCACTTGCATCTACATATAAAACAGCACCAGAAAAAGTATTAGAAATCGAAAGACGTGATCGACTCGATACTATACAAGATGAAAATATTTTACGGACCACAGTAAGAGATGGTCACTTATATTTGTTTGAGTACGAAGCAAAAACAAAGAGTCTACCATACTACGATAAGTTTCCATTAGTCTATGTAATAAAAGACTTTGGCAATGAATTTTATGGTGCTAATTTACATTACTTAAGACCAAAAGCAAGAGTTAAAGTAATTCAGAAACTAGAACGTGGATTTATTGACCTACCCAAGATAATCATACATAAATATATAAAGACACATTGTAAAAGTCCTTTCTTGGATCTTGCTATAGATGAGTGGGAGACATCTATCTTCTTACCTATTGAAGACTTCGTTATAGAAAAAGGATCCGGTGATATTGCATACGATAAAGAATCTGTATGGGATGAAATTTCTAAAAAAGATCAGGATCGTATCAAAGCAAAACGAATCATCAAAGGTTATGGTAAACAATCGGATAAGGAGATGGTAACATAATGACTTTACTTGGGCCGATTCCAACAGAAGATGAAGCAAAGCAGATAATAGAAGAGTCATCTGCAGCAGTGGATGCTGCTGTTGCTGCAAGAGCAGCAGGCAAAACTGAACAGGAAGTGGCAGAAGCGGCTTCGGACGCAGTAGAAAAAGTAAGAACACTAAAATTTGATTTCAAACCCTCTAAATTTGGTAACTTAAACACATCTTCTTCCTCCGTCTATAAGTATCCGAAGGGTGGAGGACAGATAGCCGCAGACACTGACTACGTTACATTTGAATTCTTTAAATATAAACCACCGTTTAAAGGTACTGGCGGAAGAAATAAAAAAGATGAATATTCAGCCTCTATAGAATCGCTTACCTCCGCCGAAAATATTTTAGGAGGCAAACCGGATGGTGTAAAGAATATTATAATGTATATGCCTGAAGATATTCAGTCAGAATACGGTGCAAACTGGTCTGGTGCTGGTTTTGGTTTTCTTGCTGGTCGTTTAATGAAAGGAGCAGGTGGAAACTTTGATATCGGTCAAGCATTTAAAGATCTTGGAGACGCTGGTAGAAAAGGAGCAGTAGACTTCATCGTAAATAATGCTAACAAAGCATTAGGTTCTGGAGTGACAACTAATCAAGCATTAGGGGGAATTACTGGTACGGTTGTGAATCCTAATGTAGAAATGATGTATGAATCTCCAGAGATGAGAACATTCTCATTGACTTATAAAATGTTTGCGTCTACTCCCGGAGAATCAAACGAAATTCGTGCTATTTGCAACACTTTTAAAAAGAATATGCTTCCATCATTTGGAGGTGGTGCTTTTATTGGTGTCCCAAATATAGTACGTGTAACTTTTATGACAGGCAATAGTCCAAATCCATATGTATCACAGTTCAAACCTTGTGCTATCACTAACGTATCGATTAACTACACACCTGATGGTTCATGGGCATCATATAAAGGTGGAGCACCAGTTGCTACTAACATAACAATCAACTTTAAAGAGATGAAGATGCTATTTGCAGAAGATATCACTGTCGGAGCAGCAACTTTCTAATGTACTTTAATCTCATTCCTAATATAGAATACGATACTAAACCTATCGGATATCCTTTTACAAGTTCAGACTTTGTAACTGCAAAGAATTTCTTCAGAAGATATGAAATAGTTCCGGAGATCTTTAGTTCTTCTGTTTACTATAACAAGTATGCAGTAGAAGATGGTGAAACTCCAGCAACTATTTCTAATGCTGTTTACGACACACCATTCTACGACTGGGTTGTGATACTTACAAATAATATTATTAATCCACTGTTTGACTGGCCGATATCATCTTATGCTCTGCAAAAGTACTGCGAGAAGAAGTATGAGAATCCTTATAATACTATCTACTACAAGACCAGAGAAGTAAAAACTAATCAATCATTAACTGGTGATGCTACACCCAGAAAAATATCTGTTATTGCATTGGAAGCAGGTTTAAAAGTAGATGAATCTTTTTACAATAAATCTTTTAACTACTGGGATGGAACTACTACAGTGACAGTTCCCGGTTCATCTGTATCATACCCAGTGAGTGCGTTTGATCATGAAGAAGAATTAAATAATAGTCGTAGAGAAATCTATTTACTAAAAACAAGATACCTTACACAGTTTGTATCTGAATTTAGAAAAGAAAATAACTATAAACAATCATCAGATTTTATTTCAAAACGTCTGAAGAAAACAGGGGTATAAAAAAAGGGGGTCATAGACCCCCTTCGCTGTATCATTCTTCAGCAAGTTTTTGGAAGTAAGATAGAGCATCGTCATCATCAGTAGATGATGCGGTGATATCTGGTGAGTTGAAATCATTACTACCAATAGTACTGGTAGCAACTGGTTCAAACTCTTCTTCCTGTTGTGCTTGTGCTACTGCACGAGGAGTCGAAAGACCAAGCACAGCATTCAAACGGTTCTCAATAGCTTCATACTCTTTGAACTCACCAGAAGCAGTGAATGCTTCCAGACTGTATGCTTGCTTCCACAATGATTCCATCTCGTCATCATCAGTAGAGAGTGCAGCAGGTGCAGTAAACTCCGAAGCATCATAGTTCCAGTAACCAGCAATGGTACGGATCTTCAGCTTGAAGTTAGCACCTTCCCAAAAGTCAAATACATTTACAGGAGATTCGTCTTGGAATTCAGGTTGCATAGCACCGATGATCTTATCATGGATCTTCTTGCCATACTTATAAAGAAATACTTTACCTTCATTTTCAGGGTGCTTGGGGTCACTCACAACCAGAACGTTGGAATAGTATTCCAGTTTACGCTTCTGTTTACGAGCAACATCTTTGTCACTCTCAACCCCACTGTTCCACAACTTGTTATTGTGAGCACAGACGGGACACTGATCACCATTAGTAGTGAGACAGTTTTCAATCAACCAACCACCTGGTCCTTGAAAGGCGTGGCGATATAGTTTTGCCCAGGGAAGGGTTTCCCCTTCAGGAGCGGGAAGGAAACGCAATACTGCATAACCGTTACCGCTAGCGTCAAGTTCGGGCTTCCAGAGACGTTCATCGGCACCACCAGAGGAAGTGCTGGATTTAGTGAGTTCCTTTTGAAGGAAGTCAAAGTTAGTCTGGGACTTGCGCTTTAGATCTGCAAAAGACATTGGATTTTTCGGATTTGGATTTGGTTTGTGCGACCCCTCGGTCACTTACGCATTATAACACAGGCAGAAGGCAGGGTCAAGGCCCTTCTGCCTCTAATGTTTTCTTCATAGTCTGAACTTTGTCGATGAGATCATCGAACACCACATTAGCATCCTCGTGCTCGCTGGCACCATACATCATAGCAGCTTGCTTAATGCTATCTGCCATGTCTTGTGCCTCTTCGTCATCTGGTCCACTCAACTTGAGACGAGCATAAAAAACTTTCTGTTTTTGAATCATTTCTTCAAGAACATTAAAGTATTCCATCTGTTTTTCTGGAGACAACGCAGGGAATACTACCATACTTTTCATACAAAACTCTTGCATCTTTGCAAGTTCTTGTAAGTCGCCTTGGACCATCTCGGATCTAAAAAACTCGCTTGTCATACCAACAATAGTTTAGCTCTAGTAGTTTTCTTGATGAAGTTTAACTTCTGTGCATCATACTTTAGTTTTTCTTTTAGAGGTTTGCTGATCAGTTTAGATACTGATTCAATTTCAATCTCATTTGTTTCACAGTAATGAACAATTGCATCGATATAATTCATTTTGTTTTCGTATGCAATTCTCTCAACATCTTGCGAAAATTTCGCAGTAGTCATAAATTTATCCTCTAGTTTTTCTAGCATGTTTTTCTTGGTACTCCTTGATATATGCTTGCAATGATAAGAGATATTCTTTTTTTGGTGGAACAACACTTACTTGGGTGTCACCATTCTCACAAGCAACAATCGTAACCAATTTCTTTACCGACAAACCATATACTTCCTGTAACATACATGCGTATCCACATTCTTGCACGTAATAGTCGTAAAGATATCGTTCTCTTTTTGGTTCAGCTGCCGTCTTAAAGTCGATGATAGCCAGTTCTCCTTTATACTCTGCAATACAGTCCACTCGTCCTGCAATTTGCAAATAATCAGAGTATAACGCTGCCTCTTGTAAGTATACCCTATTTATATTATCGAGTTCTTTACGAGAAGAGTGGAACATTGTCCACGGCAGCGGCATATCTTTGTACTTTTTTGTATCAAGTTCGTTGTTGATGTAGTCTTCAACGAGTTTATGATATCGTGTACCTCTACCAGCAGCACGAGAAGTCTTTGCTTGTGCTGCTTCTTTACCGACTCTTGCTCTCCACTTGGCAAGACCTGCTTGCTTTGCAGAATTGTTACTGATCACAGTAGTGATTGATGGGTACTGCCCACCAGTTGGGGTAAGATAGTAACGCTTACCATCAATCATCTCTGCGTTCATTTCAATTGGTATGATACCATCTACATGATTAAAGATATGCATCACAGACCAAGGTTAAGTTTACTAATCAAGTAAGACTTAACGAGACCCGAACGAACAATATCTTCAATACCATACTCAACCATAGAGAACTCTTTCATATTCTCAAGGATTTTTTGGAAGTCAATGATACCTGTACGCTCATTAGATTTTTGCAAGTCAGACTGTCTTGCATCACCACAGAACATAATCTTTGTGTCTTGACCACAACGTGTCATGATCGAATCGAGTTCGTGGAAGTTCAGGTTCTGACACTCATCAATGATGACGATAGCATTGTCAAGTGTAGTACCACGTAGGAATGATGTAGACCAGAACGATACTGTCTCCTGACTCTTAAGATTTTCATACAACATCTCGAATGATGCATCATCAGGCATCTCGAACATGTATTTTACCATATTCTTGTATGGAATCTGGTAAAGAGATGCTTTATCTTCGTGTGTACCAGGAAGGAAACCAATCTCCCTTGTAGCAACTAATGATCTAACAATGTATACCTTATCGTATGGTGTATATTCTGAAAGAACATCTCGAAGAGCTAGGTACAAAGCAACAAATGTTTTACCTGTACCAGCACATCCATAAGCAAAGATGTTTTGTCCTTTATCATACTCCTCAAACATAATCTTTTGATTATCTGTTAGAGGTTCTACAGGCAACAGATAAGAAGAATCAATAGGTTTCTTCCTCTTCATCTGTTTGTTTGACATACCATTGATGTCAGGTTGATTGCGCTTTCTA